GGTGTAGATAAAGGTGTCATCGCCCGAGCCGCCAAAGTCGAGCGGCCAGCCAAGCCAATGCCCAAAGAGCGCTGGCTGACCGAAGCTGAGATACACCGGCTCTTAGCCGTACCCAAGGCGCACCATATACAACTGGCGATTCTGCTAATGCTGAGCACCGCGGGGCGCATCGGGGCCATTCTCGAGCTGACATGGGAACGTGTGGATTTCGAGCGTGGACACGTCAACCTGCGCACTACGGAAACGGGCCCCCGCAAGGGCCGCGCTGTGGTGCCGATGAACGACGGGCTGAGGGCCGCCCTCTCGCATGCGAAGAAGGGCGCGCTTACCGATAACGTGGTGGAGTGGGCTGGATCAGCTGTGCTTTCCATCAAGACCGGCTTCAATGCCGCTGCCTTGGCGGCTGGGTTCGCCGAGATACGCGGTGGAGTAAAGCGCCCAACAATCTCTCCCCATACCCTGCGGCACACAGCGGCCGTCCATCTAGTTTCCAAGGGGATCAAAATGGAACGCGTTAGCCAGTACCTCGGCCACAGCTCGACGGCCGTTACCGAGAAGGTCTACGGCAGATTCGCACCGGATCATTTGCGAGAAGAAGCGGCCATCCTGGATTTCACCAAGCCGGCCTTGGTGGTATGAATGATGAACATGCGGTGCGCTTTCAGGTTTTCCGAACCGCTGGTTGCCGAACACAACGGCAATTCTTGGAGCTTATGGCTTTGTACGGACTGCTTTTATCCCGGAAAGGAGCCTGTGTCGCTGTGAACCTGTTCGCTCATAACGGTCTGGTTGGGGGTTCAAGTCCCTCTACCCCCACCAATTTTACAATTGATATCAGAGGTTTAGGCGCTCGCGTGCGGGGTGGTTTCGGGTTCTCCGAACCTAACGCCGTTCTTTGTGCGGCCGCCGAACTGGCGCTGCGCCGTCAAGAAGAGCTACGCCGCCTTCCGACTCGCGAGCAGCTTCGGCGGATGGCGGCCTTCCTCATGTACGGCGGGATTGGCGATGATTGACCGCGGCACTACCCTTTGGTTTCTCACGCTGCCCGCCGTCGTCATCCGCGCGCCGGGCGTGCTGCGCATATATCTGACGCCGTACATCGAACAGGTCGCCGGCGTACTCGAGGCCAACCGCTATCGCGATCGGCGCCGTGTCAAACGTGAGCTGCGGAAATTCCACAAGCGGCTGTTCTCCAGCTAACCCGCCCTCTGCCTTCGGAGGGCATAGGTGTTTAGGTATTTCACGAGCTTAAGACCCGGAAAGGCCGTGAACGTTTTGGAAACACCGGGACGTATCAGTTCGCAATCTGTGCAAGCCGACATGGTTTGTTCTGAGCCTAGCTCCAACGGAGAACGAGATGACGAGCAGCATCGACTACATCGCCAAACTTCGCAGGGAGATGGAGGCCGACAAGCGACCAACTTACCTCCCGCCGACCGATCCAAAGAAGGCCGCTGCGATGCGCCGTAAGTGGAAGAAATTCTTCGATCGCTTCAATTCGATTGTGAAGTGACCGCCCGCCTAACCCCCTGTCTTTCACGTAAACACGGTTCGTTCTGAGGATTTATGATGGGAAAGCCGCCGCGAAAACGCAAGGAGAGCGCCCACTCGCTCCGCAAGATCGCTCAAAGTCTGGGCGTGCCCTATAAGCACGCCGAGCGGCCTTGCACGCCGGAGCTGGAGGCAAGCCTTCGCCGCGAAGTTCGGCAATTGAAGCAACGCCCACCCGCCCTTCGGGGGCCCTTTAAGGTGGACCTCATATGACGATCAAGCTGGTAACGGAATCGGACGTATGGCGGGACGAGGTCAACGCCGCTTGTATAACGCGTCTTGAGGAATTGCTGGAAAAGGCCAAATCCACAGGCCTCACCGGCTTCGCGATGGCATGGACAGAAAAGGGCCGCGCTGCCTCTACCACCTACACGATTACCGACGAACGGTACGCCCTGATTGGCGCGGTGGCGGAGTTGCAAAGCCGCATCATCGCGCGCTCGGACTAACCCAATGTCTTTGTTCTAACCAAAGGAAGATGAGATGACGATGATAGAGACAGAGAACGGTAAGGTTTTTGTCGATCCGCGCTTGCCGGGTGGCGCTCGACCTGAGCGGTCATCTTGGGCAGAGGATGTACGGCGCCGCAATGCGGAGAATGCGACGGCCAACAGCCAAGAGCGGGCCGAAAGCCTGATAGACAAGATGCGTCGCATCCTCCTGAACGCCGCTGACCAGTGCGACGAATGGGCCGATGCTAGCGAGAAGGGCGGCGGGTCCACCCATCAGGTTCAGGCTCAGCGCGAGTATGCCAACCAGCTGCGTCGGGAGGCGATGCGCAAATGATCACCACAGAAGCCATCAAGGAATTGGTCTGGTGGGGCGTGTTCCTGCTGTTTTGCGGCATCTCGCTTTTCGTCTGCGCCTTCGGGTTCAGGATGAGCCCCGGTTCCATGTTCTATGTAGGCATGGGGGCGGTCTTCGGCGGCGTCATCATGCGGATTGCTGGTGAGGCCCTCAGAAAATGACGAAACCTCTCGACGAAGCCACGCTCGAGCATATCGCCATGGTCGCCCGAGTGATTGGCGCTCAATCGGCTGCAGCGCTAGCGCTGTCTGAGTGTGAACGCCGCCGTGCTGTTGGCGAAGACGTTGCGATCTTTTGGGGCCGTGGTCAGGGGAGCTTTATCGTTGGGCCGCGCGTCCGAGCCGAGAAGGGGGAAGCGCGATGAGCCGATCACAGGAATACACGCAGGGTTACCGCGCCGCTGTCAAGGATGCGGTGACGTGGCTTCACCAGCGCTCCGCACAGATGAACGACCCTCAAGCCAAGCGGGTCCTAGACAGTGCTGCTTTCGGCATGGGCGTCGCCGGCGCATTTGGCGCCGCCCCATTTGCCATTGGCAAGCGCGACCGGTCGCATCCGCACCGTTCCAGTCTGGCGCCCAGTAGCCGCTCGTTGGCAGAGCCGGTCACTCACCAAGCGGAGGACGGGAAGGCCAAATGACAGAAGAGACGCTAGAGGAGTGGGTAAACCGAAACCTCGCCATCCGCGACGCCATCAACGCCGATGCACCGACGATGACGTTTAAAGGCGCTCGCTGGCGCGGCGATATCGTCTGGGCCCAGTGCTTCATAGACGGCAAGTGCATCGATGCCTGGGGCTTCGGCAAGAGTTTCGGACAATCTCGGTACAACGGACCTTGGAAGGCGCTTCAATGACTGTCTGCACCTATTGCGGTAATGAAGTCGTACTTCCCTGCAAAAGCACGCGGGATATGGAAGAGAACCACGGCTACAAAGAATGCTTCGCCGCCCTGATGATCCTCGGTGGTGGCGAGCAGACTGATAACCAGCGGAAGGCCTCGCCTTACCGCCGCCTCATATCCCGCGAGGCAACTATGCAGGAATTGGTTGATCTGGCTCAAAGCCTAAAGATGGGATGGTAGCCTCAGCAAGCCCAATGATGGGCTTCGGAAGGTGGCGACCAAAGATTGAACGGTGACTAGTGGGGAGAGACCCGCACGATCACCCTACCCGGCAAGCCTTCACTCGAATAACGCCGACAGTCTCGTTCGCCAGTCTGCTGAAGGCGCCGCGGCTCAGATCCATTCCTCTGCCGTATTTTGCGAAGCCGCCGGTATCGTTGACCGTCACCACGACCGACCGCTTGCCGTAGCTCACCCGCCAACGCTCTCCCAGATGGCCCCGGGATGGCATCGCTGCGCTGAGGCCCCATTGATGAAACACCGCGCCTGAGGCAGTCCTGCGGCCATCGTGCTCGCGACCGTACCAACTGACCTTGGTGTTGATGCATTCGCTGGCGCGCACGGGCATACTGAAAAGCACAACGGCCGCCATCACGAGGATAGCGGCCGCCGCTGAGGTGGCGACTATGAGGTGCCGGATCATACGAGCGCCAGGTATCTGAGCCCCGCAGCCCCAACGAGGACGCCGCAGCAAAAGGCCAGGATCACGTAGTAGAGCTTCATATTGCCGTTGCCGGTGGGGGCGGACGACAGAGCTGAGAGGAACAACAGCCCTGACCCCATGGTCCAATAGCGAAAGAACCCGTTTATAGGACTGTCGATCATCCATTGAGGCCGGCCCTCGAAGCGAGCCGTGAAGCCCCATAGCGCGGTAGCCACCACCGAGGCCCAGAACAGCGCCATCCCCATGGTGACCTGCCACTCGCGCAGTTTGCCGCCGCGGAGGAACCTGTCGATGGCGTGAGGGGCGAGACGGAAGCAAAGTGCGATGCCGACAACCATCGCGATGATGTCTACCGCATCTCGAGCCCGGTCTGGGCCAAGCGCAAAGACTGCAAGCCAATATGCTGCAGCCGCCGTGAGCAGGACCCACAGCGCACTGTTGCGAAGAAATTCCATTAGTCCCCCGATCGTGTGTTTGGGAGCCGTCGACGCACATCGGCTAGGAAATTGCGGGTCAGCTCTTCAATGAGCTGGTCCCGGGTGGCAAATGCGGCGCGCTGGGCTTCGGCCCGGTGGCGACGAAGCTCAGCGCGTTCTGCTTTTATGGCTGGCGAGGGGCCAAAGAACATTCGGAGAATTCCCACTATCGAGACCTCCGGTTCCCGATGGCCTCAATGCCGGCGCGAAAGGTCTCTTCGAAGCCGGTGGCCATGGCGATGCCCGCCTTGATCTCGTCGTTGACGAGCTTGTTCAGCCGCTGGGTTTCCCGGAACAGGGCCACATTGGCTGCAATCGATAGAAGCAGGACCACGAATGTCGGGCCGTGCGTAGTGACGAGGGCGGGAATGCTACCCGCGAGGGCGCCTAGTAGATCGTCCATCAGCGGTCGCTATCTGCGTCCATCGCGCCCACAAAAGGACGCACAAGGCCGAAAACAGTCCGCCAAGGACGAGAAGCCCACCCATTGGAATAACCGCCCTCAAGCGAGGCGGAGACCCCGCCGATGACAATCAAAGCGGTGATGTTCAACGCCTCCAATACACTGGAGTAGATATCGTGAGGGATGGCGCCGGGTGCCAGTAAATTGTTGGCGAGATAGAGGAAATTCACCAGCAACGAGGCCAGGAAACATACCCACACCCACATTTCCCATTGCCGACTTCCCGCCAGGTAGATTGCAATGCACACCGCAGCATCCGCGAGGCCAGCAACCATTTCGGCATTCTGGCCGCCCATCCGCCAGTAAGTCGAGGTGACCAGATAGTTGAGCACGAGCGCGGCAAGCCAGACGAGGCCGCGCCAGTTACGCCGTGAAACCCAAGCTATCGCTAGGACGGCGCACAGCATGATGATCTGAAAGACGCTCATATCAGGTCACCCCTTTGGTGCTTAGCGACCGCCGGATTCAATCGACGGAAGGTCGATGCCAAGTTCCTTGGCGCGGGCCGTCAGTTCAGCATGCAGTCGATAGATATCGGCCTCGAACACAGTCGCCAGTGCATCGGCCTCAGAGGCGAGGGCCTGAGTTTCCAGGCCGCCGATCATACCGCCGTCGCGGATCGCCTCGAATACCTCCCGCAGGTCGCGGAAGTTCTTCTTGATCCAGTGCGCGCGCTGCTCGGCCTGCGCGAACGTATCCGCACCCTTGGCCACTGCTTCTTCTACGGTCATGCGATTTTCCTTTTGGTGGATGTTCATGGGTTAACCCTCCCGTTTCCCACGGGAGAGCCTAGTTCACTTGTCGAAGATCGTCTTGCGCTTCTTCTTCGGCTTGGTCTTGTTTACGCCGAATTCGAAGGCTCCCTTGGTATCGGGATGACCATCTGGGAAATGCTCGGTGGTTGCTGCCTTGGGCTTTTGAGGCAAGAGCGCCAGCAACGCTCCAAGGATGACCGCCACGGCGCCTAAAGCCGCCGGCCAGCCGCCGACACGCTTGAGGAGCGTGAGCAGGCTCCACGATACGCCCAGGACCAGAGCGAGAACCCCGCCGACGATGAGGGTCTTGTTGAGCAAGCCTACGCCGGTCCACCACTCGTAGGCTGCGGTTTGGACGTAACAGGCGATATCTACGAGACCGCAACTCATCGGCGGGCGCCTTCCTGCACGGCCGTTACGGAGGCGTTCAGGCCCTTCTGGCCGTTGAGGTAAAGCCAGATGCCGCCAGCAATGAAGATCAGCGCATAGGCCCAGATGGGGATGGCGCCGAACAGGTCAGCAATGGGCTGGATGGCCGCACGGACATCAGGCACCGCGCCGAACAGCCAGTTGAAGAATGCCACCACTGCCGCGCCGGCCGATCCCCACAGGCCGATGATCTTGGTGAACCAATTGGTCTTGGCCTCGGGCACGACCTCACGCACCTCAGCCGAGGTGGCATCCTGCCGAGCCGGGGCTACGATGCGGGGAGGCGCCTTGGCGAGGGCGACAAGCAGGCTGCTGTCGATCGTACCGTTGAGCGGCAGGCCGGCGTCGTGACGGAAGATGATGATCGCTTTTTCCGTATAGTCCCCGAACGCCCCGTCCACATTTCCGATCTCGCTGTAGCCCAATTCCTTGAGCCGGCGCTGGACCTGCGCGACGATTTCGTTGTTGCGCGCGCCCTTGACCGGGAAGGCTGCTGGGCCGGTAGAAGCCGGCTTCGGCTCGGGCCGCACCTTGGCAAGGATGGCCTCGAGTTCATCGGCGGCAACCTGGGACTTGTTCATCCCGTCGCCCGCGTAGTAGCTCTCGCCTCGCGTCACCTCGCGCTGCTGCCCCTTGACGGTGGATAGTACCGGCATCGAGGCCCACTCCTTCGCAAGCTGCAGCGCGAACGCCGCGGGCGTAATCTGGCCGCTGGTGAAGGCCTGCCACCCCCGGGCGGTGAGCAAGGCGAAGCCGAGCTGGTCCTGCACTTCGGCGCTGAATTTCGTGGCCCCCGGCAGCCCCAATTGCGTAACGAGCCCATCCAGCGTCTTGCGGATGATCTGGTATTTCCCCGCGGCGGAGCCCCGCAGCCGCTTGCCCTTGATCGTCCAGCCGCTAGATGCCCAAGTTTTCTGCGCGGCCAGCAGCTCGTCCAGAGTGAAATCGGTCAGCGGCTTGGGCAACTTGGCCTGCTGATGAAAGACGAGCACATCATAGGCCTGCGGGTCGGTGGCGCCCGTCTCGGCGCGGCCGATGAAGTCCAGAAGCGCGGTTGCGCTCTGCGGGATGGTGGTCATCTCCGGGATTCCTGTCAGATTTTGAGGATGGCGAAGGCGCAGAGCCCTGCGGAGAGTACGAACAGCGCCCCCGCAAGGATCAGCAGCCACACGTTGGGCTGCGCCGAACTCGCGCCGGTTGCAGCGAGGTGAAGGTCGATGAAATAGTAGGCGAGCGACCATAGGCCGGCGACGAGCGCCAGCAGGCCAAGGATGAACTGAGCCATGAAGGGTTTCCCCAGGTTGGGTTACGTGCGACCGCGCCGGTCAATCCAGCCGTAAGTCGCCACACCGAAGGCTGTCGGGGTGACCCCGATCGTCTTCCTCACCTGCCCACTGGTGTCAGTGCGAACCTGCATCGAGCCGCTGAGGAAGAGGTTGTCGCCGTTTCCGCCGACGGCGCTGCCGAAACTGAAGGCGTTTGAGCTGAGCGAAGTGTTCGGCGTATCCAGCGCGGTAAACAGCGCCCCGTTGAAGCCGCTCGAGCCAGAGCTGTCGGTAAACGTCCCGTTGAACAGCGCGGAAACGGAAATGCCGGTCGGGACGGTGAGTGTGATCGTAGACGTGCCCGGGGTGGTGACCGTGTCATCGAGAGTCATCACGTCCCAGTAGAAATAATCCCCATCCTGGTGAAACGCCTTGATGGTGGCGCTCTCCCGCACGATGGATCCAACTCGCCTGAAATAGGTGTAGCTCCCCGGCCGATTGGCTGCGACAGGGCTCGTATCGAACCCAGCATCCACCACGCCGGTATCCGGTCGCATGATGATGAAGCAGTGATAGGTGGCATTGGCAATCGAGCCGGAGAAGAGGCCGCCCTGGTTGTTCCCCGCCGCCCATGTCGCATCGAGGCGCTTGGTCAGCGTGGAGCCCAGCGTCATGTAGAACGCCGCAGTGCTATCCGAGCAGGTGCCGCTTCCGAAGTCGATGTCGTTGGTGGCGTCCGACGCGTTGTTGGCAATCGTGCAACCGGTAATGGCGCCCGGCGAAGCCCCGGCCCAGAACCTCTTGGTTGCAGCGCCCGAGCCGACCTTGAAGTTGTCGAACAGCGTGGACCACTGCATATCACCTTCAGCCGTCGGCGTGGGGTCCGTGCTCTGCTTCAGCACGATGGAGCTGGTGTTGATATCGGAGCTGGTGATGGTAGCGTTCGAGATGGTCGCCCCGGTGAAATTGCCGGGGGTCGGATTGACCAGGTGGAAGGCGCCGCGGGCGGCCTCGTAGACAAGCAGGACTTCGTTGTCCTGCACGATTTCACCGCCGGAGAGCGGGATCGGGCCCGTCGAGCTATCGAGCAGTACCGGTATGCCCGAGCCGCCGCCAGGGGCGACCGTCATGGCCGTGGTGTTGGTGAAGCCGGCGATGAAGGTGATCGCCTGACCATCCTGCTGGCTGAAGCTCGAGGCCGACAGTACCTGAGCATTCGCAGTGCCAGTTGATACGCCGCCATTGGCGAGACCGCCGGTCGATGTGTCGGCGGTTAGCTGATCATAAATCAAGTTGTCGGCGCTGTCCTTGATGATAAATCGGTAGATGCCGCTGCCATAAATGATGGCCTCTCCCGAATTATCCAGAACAATAGGGTTTGTGTTCAGTATTAGGGAGTCTGCATCCTGATACGTTGCCTTCGGCGTCATCGTGTTCGGGATAGCCGTGAAGATCGTGCCGCCCTCCAACGGGTTCCCGTTACTGTCGAGGATTTGGATTTTCGGCAAAGGAAGAAGAGTGGCCAAGGGGTGATTTCCTCAATGAAAAAGGCCCCCGAGATGGGGGCCTTGATGATAGTAGTTCTGGCGGGCCTGGCGCTACTCCGGCTCTATCTCGGCACCGCCGCCAGTGCATCCCCACGCGCTAGCCCAAAAGGACAGTCAGGGATATCTCCGAGGTGTTCGCGCGTGGGAATTCGAAGCCCCTGTGGTGTGTTCGATTTATAGCGGATTCATGCTAACTTTGCTAGCGAAGCCCTGACTCAGGGTCTTGAGATAGTCGTTGTCCAGAGCGGAGGCGGAAACGTTGGCCCTAATCCAGCCCGGCAGACCTTCACGTTCGATGCGCTCACGCTCTGCAAGGATGGCCTTGGCGATGACCCGGACGCCATTCACGCTCGTAATCGCCCCGTCATCGCAGGTGCCTTCGACGGCATAGGCTGCCGCTTGAGCCGCCGTCATCACGTCTTCAGGTATGTCGCTCATGATGTTGAACCAAACGTCGCTGGGGAAGAATGGGGCCTTTTACCCACGAGGATTTGCGGGAAAAGTCCTATCATTTTCCCGCAGTCTGAGTCAGGGCGCTTGCCTCAGAAGAATAGCGGCGCGGGGTTGAGTAAGAGAACTCCCGCCGTAACTCTGGTTTTCTCAGACGGGCGTGCCGTCCTTGTTGAGGCCGTAGCCTTCGGGAACGCCGAACCACTCGGTATCCACCGGCCCATCGCGACGGACTGCGCAAATCATCCACTCGCCACCACGGTCGCGGTGAAGGGCGGCACGCAAATCCGCCTGCAGGTTGTCCACCTTGTCGGCGGCTAGTGCGGCGCGTTTGAACGGCGCGCCGTCGCGCTCGAAATAGAGCTGCGAGACGCGGTTACCCCGCGGGCCGCCCATCAACTCGTCGTAGTAGACCCAGACTTTCGTGATGGTGGGGTCGATGGCCTGCGCATCGTCGCGCAGCTTATCGACAAGACCCTGCAGATTGGACGGGCGGACTGCCGCCGCGACAGGCATCGCGAGGGCGGCGGCGGAGACGATAGCGCCTGTGAACGCGGCGCGGCGGTTGAGAGATTGGCCCATTGTGTCCTCCCCTCAGTTCGCAGAGACGAGCCGGAGCTTCTTCTGCCCCTGCCGCTCTTTGACGTACTCTTCAACGAGCGCGCGGCCGCCGTTCTTCAGCCAGTTCTCCGCCTTATCGGGGTCGAACAGTTTTGCGCGGTCGAGCCCGACCGGGTTGCGTCGGTTGCCGTCGATATGGCAGTTCATCTCGCACAGCCGGTTGCTGAACCAGCTGGTGATACGGATGCGCGGGAAGCCAGCAATGCGCCAAATTTCGCCAGCCGTCTTGCCGGTGACGTAGACGCCGACGCTAGGCGGCTGAACGATGGAGACGATAGCCGCCACCGCGGCGGCAAGTGTCTGCACGGTTGCTTCGATCCCCGTGACCTTGTGCGCGAGCATCCTCGAGATGCCGTCGTCGCGACGGATCAGCTCCATGACATCGGGCGAAAGTGTGGCGACGGCCTTGTGCCCCTCCATGCGCTCGCGGACAACTTGGTTGCACCACATGTGGAATTCAGGGCTCAGATACTTGGCGTAAGCGAGGCCGATCTGCCAGTGAGCGAAGGTGCCCGACGCCTTGCCGCCACGGGTTACCTTAAAGAGTTCGTTGCCGGAATTCCCGGCATTGAGAATCTCTGCGACGTGGTTGGCGAATTCCGTCGTTGATACTAGCACGCGCCAATCATTCGGCGCGCGTCCGTCCGGGGAGCCAGCGGCGCGCCACATATCGGTAAGAGAGAGAAGCTCGCCCTTGTCCGTAATGGCAGCTCCCTTATAGACGAGCGGCAACGTCGTGATAGAATTGGTCATCCGATGGCTCCTGTTTAGCCGTTGGTGCGAATGGAGCCCTGCAAGGCTCCGTTCTGATCGGCAGCGGCGGGGACTTGGTCGCCAAACTCATTCCCCGTCGCTGCCTGCTCCACCACACTCTCAAGCGCGGCGAGGATTTCGCTGTTCATAGAACGCCGGCTTTTTACAGCCTGGCTTTTGATCGCCTCTCGCCAGCCTTCCGGAAGGCGGAGGTTGAACTGGTCGTCATGGCGCGGCATGCGCCTGCTCCTTGGTTGGTATTACCGGCATATCATATGATCGACAGACCATTGATGTCAACCGGGGAGTATGTTGCCGCTACCATGCAATGACGACACGCATCCCCAGCCGCGGTTCAGACCAGTTCAATCTCCGCCTTCCGGAAGGCATGCGCGACCGCATTGCTGAGGTCGCCAAAGCCAACGGTCGCTCGATGAACAGCGAAATCGTTGCCCGGCTAGAAAGCAGCTTCGATGCTCCTGCTGGGGCCGATCTGAGCCCCGTAATCTCAGAAATGATGCGGGTTCTGGATCATCTTAACGACACACTCGCCACCGACCCGAAGGTGCGGCGCGAGTTCGAGGAAGCCATGAGGAGGCGAGGATGAGACGAAGAAATGCCCTGTGGTTGCTGTTCTCTCTGGTGGCGGGCGGCGTCATTTCGCCGATGCAATCAGTTGGCGCCCAGTACCTTACCGGAAGACAACTGATAGAACTCTGTTCCGATGACAGCCCAGGCATTCAGTTCTGTTATGGGTATCTTTCTGGGTACACCGAAGCTGCTAAAGCGCTCTCCGCTGGGCATCTCGCTTGCATGCCAGACGGGGTGAGCGCCGAGCAAAAGCGCCAGGCATTGATAACCTCACGTCTTCCGCCCGCAACGCCTCCTGAAACGTCTGCGGTGGTGATGGTGTTTTGGACGCTAGCCGATGCTTATAAGTGCCCGGAGTGAGGGAATGCCCGATCTTGACCTTGGCCCCAACGACTACAAAATCCGCGACCCCAAATCCGGCCGCTGGCGTCTGCCGGACGACCCGAAGTTGGCGAGAAACTACCTCGTTGTCTTGATCGCCGTGTTGGCGTTCGTCTTTGTGTATCGCCAAGAAATGACCGCCGATATCCTGTTCGGAGTCGCGGCGATGTTCGCGTTCTGCGCTGGCATCATGCTGGCTGTTTGGCTGAAGAACTACTGAGCGAGCAGCGGATTGCCGCCAGTTACAGTGATTTCTACCGGCCGCCTTGCGTTCTGCAGGGCGGTTTCACCCGACGCCCCTCGCAGTAGCAAGTTGCCTCCCGATAGAGTGCCGGGCGCAGCCGCACGGCCCAGGGAATTGCCGATCAGCTTGTTTGCCAAGCCTGGCGAGCGTAGCAGGGCGCCACCACCTTTAGCCGCGGCAAGGTATGCGGCCGCGGTCGGAACGCCTACTGCCGCCATCATGGGGAGCGAGCCCGGGTTCATTACGGCGGTTGCGGCTAGGCCGCCGGCCCCACCGACCTTCGTCAGCATATTCATGACAGCGAGGCGTTCTGCCGTGCCGCTCGACGGGGGCGCCTTCAGGAACTGCTGGCCGATCTTCGCCAGCTGAGCAAGGTCGCCGCCGCCGCCATAGGCCATGCCGTCATAGGAGTTGCGCACGGCGTTCATCAGCAGCGCGGGGCTGATGTCGCCCGCCGGAGACTTCTCCACGAGGTCTTCGACGGTCTTCATCGCCTTCCACTGGGAGCGGGCGTCCTTGAGTTCGCCCATGACATCGGGCGGGGCGGAGCGCTCGAAGGCATCATCCAGAGCCTCGCGGGACTGGCGCGCGAACGCCCTGATGCCGGGGTCCGACGAATGGAGGGCGATATCGAGAGGCGTCCCTTTTTTCGTTAGCTCCTGGTAGACCTTGCCGGTGATGGCGCCGTTGCCATCCTGGAATTTGCCGATGATGTTGTCGAACTGCCTGAGGATGGGCCCCATCTGCTGGTCGGTGAGGTTCATCTGGGCATTCGTGACCGCATCAATCATGGTCTGATCGAAGGTCGGGTCGGCCACAATGACGGGGGTTTTGGCGGCCACGTTCTCGAATACGTCGCCAATTCGATCTCGAGCCCGCGCCATCACGTCGGGGGTGAGCTTGTCTGCCGTCTCCCCGAATGTGTTGGCCACCGCCTTGTTGAAGGCAGCGGACTGCTGGGCATTGGATACCGTGCCGCCGCTGAAAGGCATCTTGTTGACGACCGAGTCCGCGAACTTGACCATCGGGCTTTCGGTGATCTGCCCCGGGCCGACCGGGATGCCGTATTTGTTGATAGCGGCTTCGGCCAGGTTCGCAACCTCCGGGGAGGTTTTGCCCAGCAGCGCATTGCCGAGCTTCCCGACGGCGGCACCTGCCGCGGGGAAGGCTCCGCCAATAGCCCCGCCGATAAGGGCGTTTTGCCCTGCTTGCTGTATGTCACCTCCGCGGGCGAGCGTGTCGGCACCAGAGATCAACGCATTGGACGCAGCGCCCATGCCAATTTGCGCTGGCAGCCCGCCAGTGACCCCGAGCAGCCGGCCGCCAAGCGTCGTCGCTCCACCGGCTACCAGCGGTAGCACCGTGCCGGCAACCCCGGCGACCCCGGACGTGATCGGGTTAGCCTCTTGCGCCGCCTTGGTTTCCGCCTTCACGGAATCCAGCGGCATGCCCTGCACGGCAGACCTGGCCTTTTCAGCAAGGTCCAGCCACGCCGGCCCGACTACCGGCATGGCATCCATGTAGGATGCTGCGCCGGCATGGATTTTGTCCATCAGGTCCGTAGGCGGGGGAAGTTGGTCTTCCGGCACCTCGCTGATCTGAGGCAGCCGCTTGCCCGCCCGCGCCTGCTCTACCGCCCAATCGGCGTATTCCTTGGATCCGGGTACGAGCCCCGCGGGCGGCATGGCGACATCGCCCGTCCCGGGCGTCGATGGCATGAACGAGCGTAGCAGGTCGTCGTCTGCAGTGCCACCTGCGCTCGGCACGTCAATGCCCGAGCCGCCCGGCAGGAACGAACTGAGCAGGTCGTCATCGCTCTGGCCGGCCGGCTGGGCGCCAGAGGCCGTTGCGGGCGCTGCCGCAGGCGCTGCCGCAGGCGCGAACTGATCAAGCAGGGCGCTATCGTCCTGTGGCGTTGCCGCGGCAGGCTGGGCAGCTGGCTGGCTGGTTGGCCACTGCGGCACGCCAGGCATTGAGCCCCCGCCGAACGAGGGGTTGACGAACAGCGGGTTGGCGGGGCCCTCCGCCGGCTGGGCACCCATCAGCGCATTGCCGCCAGCATCGCCGGTCTGGCCCATGTAGGACAAAGCGTTCGCTAGCCGCGCGTTCTGAGAATTGTCGCCATATCTGATGTATCGTTTAAGCGACGAGTTGGCCGTGTAGGGGTCCTGCGCACCGAGGAACGCCGCGGCGTTGGCGGCTTCGTTGCCGGTCATTTCCTTGACGACCCAATCCATCTGCGCTTCTGGGTCGGAAGGCTTGCGCCCGGTCTCCTTGGCGTAGTTCTCGAGGCCGGTCTTGCGGTCAAGGCGCCACTGCAAGCCGCCATAAGCATTTTCGTCGGGGTTGTAGGCTTCGGGGTTGAACCCGCTCTCCTGAGCGAAATTCCCCGCCAGCACGGCTGCCTGCACGGGCGTGAAGCCGCGGGCAACGAAGCCTTCGAGGTACTTTTGCGCTTTGGATGCCATCAGGGGATCAACTTCAGCTTTTTAGCCATCCGGAGAGAAGTCAGAAACCGAACTCTCTCCGGGTCGTCCGCAGCTCGTTTCTGCATATCGCCAATCAGTGCGGCCCGTGCCTTGTCGTCCATCATGTCGATACCATAGGCTCGTGGGTCTTGGCCGGCATTGAACTGCGCCGCAAACTTCGTGTACTGAGATTCCGGCAGACCCGAATCCTCGAACGCCATCAGTTGGGCATTCTGCAGCTTGCGCAAGGCCAGCGCCGTCTTCGCCACGTCCACCGCTGCGGCGTTCGATACCCCCACGCTGGGGTTGGCGGCGAACGCAGCGGCCAGCTTGTCGTTGGTGCTGGGGTCGCCCGACTGAGCGTACTGCGACAGGTACTTTCGCACCTCATCGAAATTCTTCACCTTCGTGGCGTCGATGCCGGGCACGCCCATCGACTGCAGGAACGACGCGATTTCGTTGATTTGTTCGGTTCCGGGGCCCGTGCCGGTCTTGCCCAGCGCTTCCAACGCCGGGATAGCCTTGGTGAGCGGCAGGATATCGCGCTGGAAGTTGGTCTCACGGATACGTGCGGCTGCGAGGTCCTGGCCAGCGGTGCGGCCGGTCTCTTCCATCGCCGCCACATCGCCGGCCGGCAAGGTCGTCACTACACCTGGCTGTGCGGGCACAGCCGGCATAAGCGGGTTGTTCGGATTGAGCGGCTGGGGATTGGGGAGAGCCGTGAGTGGATTGACCCCCTGCTTTTCCAGCAACTGGCCTTTGGTGCCGGTAATCGGCTGCCCTTCTGGGGTGGTCCCTATCGTTGCGCTTTCGGAGAGTTCGGTTGGCGACAAAGTCTTTGGGATTGCGGCACCCATCGGATGAATGCCAGTCAGGGGCGAAGTCGTGACCGGCAGTAGCGCGTTTCCCTGATCAATCAGTTGCGGAGAGCCGTATTGCACTTCAAAGCGCTTGCCGGCCTCCAATGCGCGGAGACCGTAATTGCCAGCGAGCGCGCGAAGCGCGTCAGGATCGCCGCCGGTACCCTGTACCTGCTTCATTTCGGCCGAGAATATCTCGGGCGAGATCACGCCCTCGTCCACCATGCGTTGGCCGAAGTCAGCAAAATGCTGAGCGTTCAGACCCGGGATCGCGGCCAACGTCGAAAAGCCGTTGACCAGAGACCCCACCTGGTTGTTCACGAGGTCAAGCTGAGTCTGCTTGTTCTGGGTCTTTAGAAGCTGATTTTGCTGAGCCTGATTGGCCAGCCCGACAAACCCGCCCGCCGTGTCGAGGAAGCCGTTAGGGTTGGATTTCGGGTAGAATGAAGTGTCGATGTCAGCCATTTTTCGCAGCCTTCGCGTACATGTTCATAAGATTGTTCGCGTACTGCATGCCTTGGTATTGCCCATAGGCATTGGTCAACGCATTGCCGGCCCCCACTACGCCAGCCGCTGCCGCAGTGCCCCCCGCAATCGTATTGTTGCCGATGTTTTGTGCCGTTTGTGTCCCGTACGCGCCGGTCTGAGCCGCGGCGTTCTGACCGAGCTGGGCCGTGCCCATCAGGCGGTTGAACCGCGCGTCCCGCTGCGCCATTTCGTTGGCGAACTGGTTCTGATAGGTGGAATCCGCCAACCCCGTTGCGTAATTTGCGGCGCCTTTCAGGGCGGCGCCCGAGGTTCCAAGCCCCCGAGCCGCCGCGCTGTTCTGCACGCCCTTGAGGCCCTGTGTGAGGTTGAACTGATAACCAGGAGTCTGCTGCAGCCATGCCTGATCGAGGTTGATCTGGCTAGTCAACTCCGGCAGCGCGGCCATCAGCGCATTGGTGCCGGTTTCGCCAGCCGCACGATACGGCGCGAGGTCGGCCCTCGTCTGCTTATACATTTTCTGCTGGGTTTTGCTGGCGGAAGCCGTAGCGTCCGACTGCATTTTCGAGCCGATGAGCGAGGCACCGGCCCCCGCAACACCGCTCACGATAGCGCCCACCGGCATTGGCTAGCTCCTGCACATGATGAATTGGTAGTCGTCGCCGCGCAGCGCGATGAGCGCATCCCCGATGTCTATGACGATGGGGTTCTCAGCGATGATGGAAATCGGCCCGTAGCCGGCAAACTGAGCCCAGCGGGTATAGAAGCCGAGCGCTTTGCCAATCTGGCCGGCGCGGAACATTTCGACGGTCGCCCCGACATAGCGGTCGTGCGCCTCGTCATCGTCATGGATCGGGGTCAGCACCCCGTACCATTCCTTGGCGCTCTCGAGCTTCTGGTGGAAGGCATGCCCGCTTTCGATCAGCCGGTCCTCGCCCTTGGTCCACTGCGTGATGTTGATGGCGTAGTAGCCGACGCCCACCATGCCGTTCTCGGTGGGCCAGGCGTTGTCGCGCTCGAACTGCAGCTCGAACCTGAGCTTTCGCCCCAGCACCGCGGCCCCGACGTTGCCGTGCGGGACCTTGGTGCGCACCTCGATGCAATCGGTGCGGGTGAACATGTAGTAGAGCGCGTCACGGGCTGCGGTCAGCACATTGGCGCCGCGGCTTTCCGGCACGAATTGCGAATGCGCCTCGTAGATGCCGGGCTCGAGCTGGTGGAAGACGAAGCCCCCGCCGGTACCCATCAGCAGGTAGTTGCGGGGATCTGCTACGACAGGCGTCAGGTCGATATAGCCTTGGCCCGGAGTGCCCACCCATGGCCTTACCTGAGGGTGATTGACCACGTCGTTGATCGTGTCGGCCGCGTATTCGCGCCGGACTGAAAGGCTTGGCAATGGCAAGGATTGCTCCAATAGAAAAGGCCCCACCGGATGGCAGGGCCTTGTGACTGGCAACGGTGAGAGGATTCGAACCTCTGCCGCAGGGTTTTGGAGACCCACATGCTACCGTTACAACACACCGATGCGGTTATATTGGAGCGGCCTGACGGACTCGAACCGTCATCCCCGGCTTGGAAGGCCAGTAACCTCCGTAGGAGGCCGCTAATTCGTTCGCGGCGAGCGTGCGCCGCCAGCATCGAATATCTGCCACATCACATGGTGATTGGCAAGAATTGCCGCCCTAGTAGTCTATCCCATGGTAGGGGCGCCCAATGAGGTCGCAGCCTTCGCGCTCAACCACGTAATCGCCGCGGCACCCGCAGGCGCATCCACGCATCAGCCCTTGGTCGATCAGCTTCTGCGCCTTTGCCATCAACACCTTTTTGGGAAACCTTGGGCTGAACGTGTCCTCAACGTCAAACCGCATCGCCCAGCCGTTTTCTTTGACATTCAGGTCGTAAACGATGCCGAGAAACTGCTTCGCGTCTACATCTTTAGCCTGTGGGCGGTGAACTTGGTGATCAACCTCGGCTGCCATGGCCTGTCCTTGCTGATTGCCGGGGTTAAGCTGGGATAAAGCTCACCGTCGGCGCCACAGTATATGTGATCGCCACCGTATCGCCATTGGCCACAGGAAATGTCCCCGAGGTCGCACCGGTCGGAATCGTCGTCGTGCCCCGAGTGATGCTGATGGCGCTAACCGTCCCGCCGCTTACGGCAACACTTCCAGCAGACCCCGCACGATAGGAGAATGGCGAGCCGGTGAGGGTTACAGGCTGGATAGGGGCAGCAGGGCTGACGAGAGCGTTGAAGAAACGCTGCCACGGGGTTGTGACGCGGCCGGAGCCGTCTGCGATAGCTTGAGCCGAGCTGGGCACGATGGCGGCGTTGCGGACGTTGGGCATTACGAATTCGCGGCCCTGACCTTCACCCAACACCCCTGAAGCGCTGTATCGGCATTGGCTGTCCAAGATATCTCGAATACCCGGTCACGGCCATAGCCCAGCCGGTTCCACTGTGGAGAAACCTGATACTCGCCGGGCCCGCCCATCGACTGCGCCACCGAGTTGCCATAGCTGAACCCGCGCGTATCGCTCCAGCGCAGGAACACCTGTGGCGCGGTAGCCGTTTCACCCTCGGCAATCTGCCCCGTCGCCATGTCGGCTTGGAAGCTGTCATAGACGACGCGCTTGCCGTCTTCCACCAGATGCGGGAACTGCCGGATGCGCGGGATATCCACCCCGTTGTCGGTGAACGCCTCGTTGGTCAGGTTATAGAGATTGCCGTTCTGGTAATCCCCTACCAGATTGAGGCCATAGGCGAAGGCGAAGCAATTCGACCGATGCCTGTGAAGGACGCCGTTGCCGTCGATCGATGCACGGCGATGCCACTGGTTCTCCGACAGGTCGTAGCAATAAGTCCGGTCAGCGGTCGGGAAAGTCAGCACGTAGAAGGCGTGGCCTTCGATCTGATGCACATAGCCGATGGCATCGGAGATATCGGAATAGGTCTGCCATTCCGCTTCGAGCGCATGGGGGGAAACGCGCTTGACCGAGTAGCCTTCGGTCATCACGACGATACAGTTGCCCTGCCGGTCCTGAGACAGCCAGAGCAGCGAGATATCCACCGACGCTATCGAGTACGGCGCGGCGCAACCATGATCGACATAGGCGCCTTGGATCCGTTGATAGGCAAAATCCGCCGCACCGGCATCATACCACACCTCCGAGGTCAGCGCCCCGATCAGCCACAGCTCGCCATGCACCGTCGGCGCGGCCACGATGTTGTCGGCAGAGCCAGTCTTGGCCGCGATATCGATCGGGTCGAAGGCCGAGCCATGCACCCCATCTACCGAGTATGCAAAGCCTGAACCGGAGCCGCCAAGGTTGGTATTGCTAGCGCTCAGCGTGTCGCCGATGCTATAGTTCTGGCCGTCTTCGGTGACCGTTACAGCGGTGACGACGCCGCCCGTCACGGTGATCGTCGCCTGAGCCCCTGAGCCCGTGCCGCCGGTCAGTGGAACGTTGGTGTAGACCGCGTCCACATAGCCAGAACCCGGTGTGATGACGCTGCCAGCGTAGACGCCGCCCGGGGTCCCGGTCAGCATGTCGTAGCTAACATTGCTCATCGAGATATAGAACTGGTCCGTGTTCGGCCGGTTGAAGATGAAGAACGTGTCCTGATATGCCGCAGAGGTCCCGCCATAGAACGCCGGGTCGGTGATTGTTCCGAAAGCGTCCGTGGTCATGTCGATCGCATAACCAACGGCGGACCCGTCAACCAGCACGATCACCTGGCCATTGTCGGCGAACCACACCGGGGAGGTGTTGTTCGGAATGGACCCGAGCAGGGTGAAGACGTAGGCATTGGAGACCGCATAGACGCTGGTGGCGATGACGGAATAGAGGCTGCCGTTCGAGGCGCGGTAGAGCGTCCGCATGTTGGACGGATAGGGGGCCGCGCTGATCAGCTGCAGGCCCGGCGTGGGGTAGGACGTGGCCGGGACAGTGGGCTGGCCGTCCTGCTGGTTTGCCTCGCTGTATAGATTGACGGCCTCCTGGGCCGAAGCGATGATGGAACGGCTCTGGTAGGCGCCGCCGAGCAGGGCAATCCGGGTCATCAGTAAGTCCCCGGGCCGCTTTGATCGCTGAAGATGTTGTATCGCGCATCGTTTCTAAGGATGAGCGGCATTCCCATCGTGGGGACTTGAGCGTTGACCGTGCGCATGGTTTCCAGCGCAGCCCTTGCGAGGCCGGCAACTGCGGGATTGAGGGGCACCCCGTAGTTAGCGCTGAGCCGGATGGCGAGATTGTAGACGAGGGCTTCCTTATACTCTGCCGGCAGGTTGATCTCGTCGGTCAGCGCCATCGCCGTCTGCAGCTGCTCGCGGAAGATGACGTGCAGATCGAACTGGTTTGAGATTACGGGGTAGACGAACAGTTTGCCCAGCGGCACGGCGGCGTCGTACCAGCACCACTGCGGGAAGCTCTGCAGCGACTTCATCGCGATCTGCGAGTAGGTTTCCCGCGACGGGAGCACCACAACCGGATAGTCGATCTGATTGGGGTTGTCGTTGATGAGTTGGCGCGCGAATGCGGCGTTGATGGCCGCGGGGCGCTCCGCCACCGAAATATCGCCGCCGGGGCCGATTTCGTAGTACTGCGAGCCGTTGCAGGGGACGGTATATTCCACCAGACGGTAGACCAGATAGCGCCGCTGCTGCCACTGCGCGATCATGTTGTTGAGCGCGGCGCATGCCTGGTTCAAGTCCTCAGGCAGCGCTGTCTGACCAACACCAACAATGCCGGTGTTGCGCAGCGCGGCGAGTACGATATCGCCAAAGGTGGAGTCGGTGAGAGCCATCAGGCTGCAGCTTCCATGCGCTTGGTGATTTCAGCAGCGTCCCAGCCGCCAAAAGCCTTCTTGCCGAACTTTTCCTTATAGGCGATGCGCAGGGCCGGCAGATCATCGTCGGGCTGCTTTAGCGAGCCGCCCGGCTTGCGGCCGCCGTCGTGTGCGGGCTGCGTGAGATAGCCGGGTTCGGAAGCCATCAACCTGTTGTCGTTGACTTGTCGAACCGCCTCGGCCGCGATCTGTGCGGCCTCAGGCTCAATACCCCAAGCGGCAAGCTGAGCCGCTTCGGCAGTCGCATCGTTCACGAGGGCAGACTTGCGACCCGGAATTGTGCCGGGGCAGTGAACCCACCGAGGGTATTCGCGCTCTGTCATGGGATGCTCCAATAGAAAAGGCCCCTGCGTGAGGGGCCTTGGGGGGGTCAATGGGGGCAGTCGCTACTTGCGGTACTGCTTTAGGTATTCGGTCTTCTTCATCGGCGGCTTTACCAACTCGTTTGGGTCCGTCCAGCCGTAGCGGATGCGCGCCGCAATGGTCCTTGGATCAAGACCATATTTCTCAGCCGCTTCGACAATCATCATCGGACCAGACGGCGTCTGTATCGTGTGGTTCGTCCGCCGGTTCCGTCCTTGCTGGCTGGCAGTGGCCCACCGGCAGTTCCCGGGTTCGTAGTTGCCATCCTGATTTGGGTGGCGATCTAAAGACCGATTGGGACGCCATGTCGGTCCCATATCGATCCAAAAATTCTCGAACGATTGCCAGCGGTCACAGACTTTGATGCCGCGCCCACCATATTGTTCGTATCCCTCGGTAGTCGGTACTTCGCACCGCGCCTTCGCGGATTTCCATGAATTGTGCGCCGGGTGCCCACTCATTCGGTGCGTGGCGCGTTTGCTGGCCATCTCTGCCTTGTGGCAACCGCAACTCACTACCTTGCCGCGTCTGAGGTCTTGGCCGTAGACAACCTTCTCGGTCCCGCAGTCGCATCGGCAATTCCATCTTGCGTTGCCGTCCAGCGAACGAGCCTTGCTGATAACGAGCATGCGCCCGTACTTTTCCCCAACAATATCAATTAATTGTCCCACAGTTGCCTCTCGGGATGATTTCCACACCCCGAGAGTATCAAGCATCGCCTCAAATAGCTAGAGGTTAGCTAATGATGTCTGGCACACGAACGCCCCATTCCGGGCGCGTCAAGAGCGCTCCGTATAAAGTATCAATGCGAGTCACTTCCTGGTCGGTACCCACCTGCCACTGAGTGGCCATGCGCATCGACACATTGGAGTACTTGGCTCGGGCCGCATCGACGTTCTTGGGCAGCGGGAGGTCGCCGCTGACCATGGTCAGGCACTCCGGGGCGTAGGCCACGTTGTTGCGGTACGTGGTGCTCGGGGCGATGATCATGGTGATGGCGGCGGAGCTGGCCGGCGAGGCGGTCACGGTCTGGTACTGGACCGCATTGCCATTCACCGGGGGCACGATCGCGGGATAGATGTTGATCGTGGTTCCACCGTTGGCGACGGCGGCGGTCACCACGAAGGTGCGCAGCTCGCCAGTGGTCTGCTTGGTCACGCGGTTGACGGCGTTGACGCCGGCAATGGTGATGATGTCGCCGACGTTCAGGGTGCCGGTGATGGCGTTCGTGGTAACGCTGTAGCCGGTCTGGCCGCCAGTGCTCACGGTGCCGGCGGTGAAGGTGCCGGTGGTGTGCTTGATGGCGGTCTGGTCTTCGAAGATGGCGGCGTAGCCGAGGCCGCTCATCATCTGGCCGGACTCGTACTGCGACGAAATCTTCGTGGCAGGGTTGAGCAGGCCGGTCAGCGAGTTGACGACACGGGCATTGGTGCGCGGATCGAAAACCAGCTTGCGGGCGCCACTCGGTGCCGAGTTGTTGGCCAGAATGGCGCGGGCGTCAAGCAGGGTCCCGCTCGAGGGCGAGATGAGCGTGGTGCCATCGGCCGCGTAGTTCGGAGCGATGTTGCACACGCCGCCGGTCGTGGCCGTGAGCGGCGCGGCGATTGGCGAGGAGCCGTTCACGTTGGGCAGCGGGATATACCCGTATTCCATCGTGGCCATCACATCGACGGCGACCTGGCCCGCGAGGTTGTTCATCATCGGCTTGAGGATGATTTCGCGGAAGTCATCGACGCTGAGCAGCAGATCGGCGGTGCTGAACGACACGTCAACGTGGGCCTGAGTGGCCAGCGTCAGCACGGTCTGCTGTTCAGTGGTGTCCTGGATGGACGCCGCCGGGCCCTTGACCGGAACGTAGTCGTTGGGCAGCCGGATGCGAAGCTGCGAGCCGATCTTTTCGCCGGCCTTGCCGAAGTCACTATCGTACTGACGATCGACGTTGGCAAGGAGCGCGTTGGAGTTGACGAACAGCATCACGGCTTCTCGGGTGATGCGGCTCGTAGTGAGAAGAGAATTAGCCATTGGGAATATCCTCGATTGGCCTGTTTTGCTTTCGAGGCACGCGCAAAGGCGCCCGCTGGTTGGCGGGTGGTTATGCCGATGGTGCTGTGCCGGGTGGGGTTCTCGCTGCCCGTAAGCGAGGTGAAAGCGGGCCGTCTCGGGACTATCGTGCCGGGTCCGATGCGCTGCTCGTCAGGCGCATAGTTTATGCGAGCGCTTCAACGGCCATTATCCGGGCCGCGGTCGGATCAGTTTGTCGTCAGGCTGCGTTTTTGGCGCGAAGCTGGGCTTCACGCTTGGCAAAGAACACCTCGTCGCTGTCGTTGTCGCTGGGCTCCGCACTGGTGCGGGCGCTCCCATCGATCGGGGTAACAGGGCGAGGAGCATTGGACAGCGGCACGGGGGCCTTCTTGGCCGCAGGCACCACGGAAAGCTTGGCGATCTCCACGGCGCGCTTGGCCAGCGGGAGCGAGAGGATAGACGCCGCTTTGTCAGGATCGCTGCCGAGTTCGAACAGCACCTTGGCCGGGTCTTCGGTGGCCACGACCAGATCCAACATGTCGCGGTTCATGAAGCCGAGACTCTGGAGGTTCTTTACGGCGTCGTCAAAATGATCTGCCATTTCGGGGTGGGCCTTGCCCGACTGATAGGCGGCATTGCATGCCGCGTCAAAATCCGCCTGAGCCTGCTGCGCACGTACAGTCGCCTCGCGCTTGGCGGCCGCAGCTTCGACGGCTGCATCGAAGTCGGCTTGCGTTCTGTAACCCCCGTTCGGGGCGGCTTCCTGAGCGGCCGCAGCATCCGCCTGCGTAGCAGCCGAGGCCGCAGCGGGAGGATTGCGCAGCGCAGCGAGTTCATCCGCCATGCGCTTGGCTTCGCGCTCGGCGATGCGCTTCTCGGCTGCCATGTTGTTGAGCTGTGCCTGGGCCCAGTCGGGCAGCTTGGGCGGCTTCCGGCGTTCGCCATCCGCGGCGCCAGCATCGGCCGTGACCCCTTCATCAGCCACGTTGCCTTCAGTCTCGACCGGGGCTTCCTTGGCAACAACCAGCGGCTCGCGGGAGGAAGTCTCAACGGGGATGTCATCGGAGGCGTGGGCTACGGCGACAGGCTCAGCCGCAGGGGCCGCAGCAGCCGGGGCGTCCTCGGGATCGGGATAGGACACGACGCGGGGAGCGCCGAGGTAGTTGGCAGCACGCATGATGGCAGAAGTCGTCATTCGAATTTCACCTTTTCAGGGTTGAAGATCGGAGGAACCGCCTCCGTTCGGTTTATGCCGGGCTGTAAATTACGTTCTCGGCTTCCCACGCGGCCAAAATCGAGGTTTTGGTGCGTTCGGCTATAAGGAGCTGAACCGGCTCCGTCATCAAATGACGGCTGCGGTCGCTTAATGGAATTCCATTCATCTTGGGCACAACACTCTCCGTCCAGAAATACCCATGACCTTCACAGTATCGGCACCTGTATCGGCGGCCCGATCGATAGCCCTTTGCGAGAGAACTGGTGTATCCGTCGCCGTGGCATTTCGGGCACGGTACACCGTGGCCGCGTTCTTGCATCAGCACAACACCATTGCCCAAATCCCGTACCAAGACTGGTTCCATCTTACTTCATGCCTTTCGACATGGGCGAAACTTCGCACTTGATCGACGCAAGGGCCTTCATCTTCTCCTTGCGCATCTTTTCGACCTCTTTCATGAGCTTGGGGTCGGCGCGGTGTTCTTCTGCGCGGGTCAGGTCGCGCAAGGCGTCCTCAGCCCGCCACTTGGTCTGCTCCGCCATTTCGACAACGGGAGATTCGACTTTGGTCTTGGCCATTTTACGCCACAGCCTTCAGAGGAGACGGTTCCTGTTCCTGATCGCCCTCCGTGATCCAGGCGTAGATTTCTCGCGCCACATCTAGTGCAGCCTCACCTTGATTGAGTGCGATGGGGGTAGCTGTCTGAAGGCACCACTGACGTAGCTCGATTTCAGGGTAATTGCGTTTTTCGTCGGTCATCGTGTTCATCCATTCTCGAAATCTGGGTTGGGTCATTGGATTTTCTCGAACGACTTGTCGAACGTAATGGCGCCCCCAGCATGAACGCTCCACTGCGTCGGGCCGGACCGCCCCCTGAGCGGGGTATCTGCGCCTTTGGTCTGCTCGGTGATGACGGCTATCCCAGCACGAACGGTTTTGATGAAATGGTCGACCGGCGTGGCCATTTTCCCCATTTCAGCTTGGTACTTTCTGCGTCTGTTTTTCGACATCAGTTCAGCCTCATGATGCTGGGAGCGGCCATCTGCTCATCGGTATAAGCGCCACGCTCTTCGAGCAGCGCGTCGTAGATGGCATCCTTGTCGGATTGGGACCGGCCCGGGTCGGCAAGCATCTGCGCCAGGTTCTTGCGTGCCAGCACCACGAAATCGTGCCAGTAGGTGTTGACGAACTGCCCCTGCGAGCCCGCCTTGATGCGGAACCGCTCGGTGCGGCTCATTCGCCCGTCACGGAACATGTCCTGCCCATCATAGAAGGCGCCGGCCATTTCCTTGGCAGTCTGCTTGACGAGTTTGGTGGCACGACCGGCCATCATCCGTTCCACTTCATGGTTCTGGGCACTGCCGCCCGGATTGTGATCTGCGCGAACGGCGCATCCTCCATCAGGTCAAAGCCCCGATAGACGACCGGATATCCCGGCATCTCGTTCTCGGCTTCCCATGCCGCCCACAGATCGAGCTTGGTGTCCCTGATAAGCTTTGCCGTCGGGCGCTTGAGCGTCACAACGAGCGTTTCGCCGTTCATCCCTGCGGGCCCACAACTTGCTGAGGAGGCATCAACGGCTCATCTGGGGCAGGCGCCGGAGCGCCCGGCGCTCCAGACATCGGATCAGGCATGGGCTGCTGCATCTGAGGAATCTGCGGCTGAGGCACCGCGTCCGGCGTCGGCTGCATCTGCATATTGCCCAGCGTGGCAGCGATGATCGGCTGTTCCTGCTCGGGCGTAACGATTGGTCCGGCGTTGCCGATAACCTGCAGCCGCTTGGACATGGCCTCGAAGGCTTTGACCGACGCCTCGAACGCACGAATGTTGGCGTCGGCGTCTTTGTTAACAAGCTTCTGGTTCAATTCCGCCACAAGCTGGGTAAGCTGGCCGATATGAGCCTGCATCTGTTCGTCCTGCGGCGAAGGATTGTCGCCAAGGGCCTGGGGCGGCGTCATGCGACGGAGGCGGACCGCGATTTCGTCGGCGCCCGGGAAGTCGGCATTCTGGAACAGCAGATCGCCCACGATCGGGATGAGCTGCGGGGACTGCGTGAGAATTTGAACGATGGCGTTCCAAGCTTCCTGGCGCTTTGTCGCAAAGCTCGGACCCACATCTACCTCAACCGCATACTCGCCTACGTTCGGGTTGAAGATGATCTCGACCTCCTGACGCTGGATGTCCTTCTGCTCCTGCACGGCCTGCTGAGCCTGCGGGTCGATGGTGATGTTCTTCATCATGCCATCGTCGCCGCGGATGCGGAGAATGCGGGTTGTGTCGTAAATCTTGGGGATCAGGTCCACCACGATGCGGCCGATCTGGCGGACCATGATCGCGTGGTTATCCACAAAATGGTAAGTCGCATTGTCACCCTGACGCTGGCGCTCGGCAATCGCCTTGCCCGACTTGGCGTTTTCCTGCTCACCCATCTGCGACTGATACTGGCCGGAAGCCATCATCAGCTCCTGCTGGGCGATCTCCATGCCCTTCAGGTAGACTGCCGACATCTGGGGCGGGTCTACGCGCTTGGGAGCAGGGATCTCCTGCCCTTGGTCGTCACGGTGCTTGTAAGGCAGAAACCCCAGGTTCTGCAGGTTCGCGTTGGCGTAGTATTCCTCGTAGCCCTCGAAGGCGTCGGCTGGCCCGAGGAATGGGATTTTGGTCTGCAGTGCGCCGAATTCCACCTCTGCGGAAGTGTTGTAGTTGTACATGCGTTGCGCATCCTTGAGATAGCGCACATGGCCCTTGAGGTCCAACTGGCCATCGAGGATCACTTCCTCTCCGATACACGGCACAAGCGGAATCCACTTGCCCAGCCAGTCGTACCGGTCGATCACCGAGCTGCCGGCGATCTTGATGCACTCGACGGTCACTTCGTCACTGTCGCGCTCGCGGTAGTCCCACGACTTGTCCCGCTTGATCAACTTGATCAGTTCAGGACTGAGGGTCTTTTTCGGAACCGTGCGCCGCTCGCCCGTATTCGGGTCCAGAATGGAGACCAGAACCACCTTCTTGTGCCTCTTGCGCCAGTAGTTGGCAACGCGCACATGCTCTTTGGTCAGCCAGCCATCGAACGAGGTGTTGTTCAGGGTGGCGGCGTTTACCGCCTCGGGGTGGCCTGGGTAATCGCGCTTGAACTTCTCCACCGACATGTCATCGAATTCAAAGCCGTACTCGGCGTCCGACTTGTCGGTCTCCTTGGCGTCGGGGTCCATGTAGATCGACAGCGGGTCGCGAACGCCGCCGATACGGATTTCCTGATCGAAGCCGTTCGCGCTGGCATATTCGGTCGTGACGCGGCAAAAGCCGAGACCCCCGAACACCTGGTTCTCGCTCGCCTTGTCATAAGCTTGCTGGGCGCGGGATCGATATTCGATGTGTCGTACCACATCCTCGAAGATTTCGGCAGCGCGATAGGTTGCCTCGGTCGTGGTGGGGTGCACCACAATGCCCGGCTTGTTCTGCTTGGCATCGTTGACGATCTGCAGGCAGTGGATACGGGTCTTGTTGATGATCAGCGTCGGCTTCTGCGCGATTTCTCGCGTCGTCAGCATCGCGTCGGGCCACTGGGCCATGTTGTCGGAATCGGCGTGCCCGAAGCGGTAGTCTTCCCGCCACATGGAATAGGCGTACGAGTAATAGCCTTCGCAGACCGCAAAGCGCTCGCGAGCCTCTTTGACAATCTTCTCATTGTCCCTGAGGTCGCTGTTGTCAGCATCATCGTCAACGTCAGCCACGAACAGCCTCGCATACGCTAATCATCGGCCCATCCATCCTTGTGCACCGAGATTGCCTGGGGCTTGGAGTTTGGGCATTGTCGATGATTTCTTGGTGGCAACGATCGACGGGAACAAATCAGAGATCGCCCAAACAGCTGCGTCAGCCCGGTCGGGTGACTTGTCGCCGGTATAGCCAGCCGCGGAGAACGCCAGCAGTTGATCCTCGAGCCGAGGGAACCGACCGAAGTGGCGAACCTTGCCCTGTGAATAAAGCGTGGCGATCGGCTCCGCCCGGACATGTTTGCCACGCGAGGCCTTGACCTCCCGAAATGGCAGGTGCGCGCCGTGCGCCTTGATGACTTCCTTCACCATGGCGCCCCCGTAGTTCGTTTCAGCGATCACGCAATCCGCGCCCCAGCGTTCGTAAGCCGAGACGACAAGCGCAGCCCAGCCGGCCGGCCCGTGATGCCCGCTCAAGTCCTCAAGGATATACGCCGCTCCATCTTCACCGAGACCTGCCACGATGATGCCGACTTCGTCCGACCTGGTGTCTTCGTCGCCAGAGCAACCCGAAGGGTCGACGGCTATAACTATGCGTTTCAGGTCAGGGCTTACATCCGCACGGTGCTGGTCCAACTTTTCGATGGTCCAGAGCGCCCCGTCGATCTCCTCAATGTATTCGCCTTCAAAGAACCGCTTGCGCTGCTTGGTAGGCAGGTTGCTCAGGCTGGTCAGAAACTCACTAGATAGATTGTCCGAGTTTTCTTGGGGGTTGATGAACGCACGCTGGTAGTTGTCGGGATCGGGCAGAGCTTGTCCGGAGCCCGGATCGACGTGCCTGCCGAACTCGAGGTTGGTCCAGTGGTTCGCGCCGCCAGGGTTCAGATCGTAGTAGGCCCGCTGTTTCAGCCCATCGACCTGCTGCGCCAGACGGGTGCGCGCGACCATCACGGACGAGTAAGGGATCTGCGAACACTCATTAAAATAGAGGGTGCAATATTCCTGCCCGAGGATCTTCTCAACGCGCTCCTTATCATCCAAGCCGCCAACCCAAATTTGCGACTTATTCGGCAGTTCGAAGAAACCATCCTGACGATGTTCCGTTAGCTTCACGTCTGGGAAGCAGACAGACATCACCTTGGGCAGAGTGTCCAAGCCGATCGATGCTCGGGCAGCATTGCCGCGAAACCGAAGGATAGCATGTCTTGAGCCTTCCGCTCTCAGCGCGCGGACCACCACGGCCCGAGTGAGCAGGAACGTCTTGCCGGAGCGCGCGCCTCCCGCGAGCAGGGTGTGACGTTGGGGGCCGGTCAGGAGAGCGGTTGCCCGCTGCTGGCCGGGGTTGGGCTTATAGTTCGGCATCGGAGGGTGAGATCACCACGCTTAGGCCGCCCGTGTGCTCCTGCTTGTCGGCAAGCCCTAGATCGCGAGCGATGATGTTGGGGTTGAGCAGCCCGGCAGCGGCGCCTGAGAACTTCTGATCGCGGATGATCTGTTCCACCCGCGTGGTGACTCCGCCTAAATCTTTCCCTTTGCGGTAATCTTCCCAAGCATCCACCGAGACATCGAGGAAGATGCAGAGCCCCGAAATGGTCATCGCGCGCATCTTGGCGATGCTCTCGATCTTTACGCTGCCTTGGTATGCGAACGCCTGCGCCTCATACAGCGGGTTGGCATCGACCCACTCGAAATACTCTAGACACGCTTCCCACAGCACATCAGGGTCGGAAAAGATCGGCTTGGGGCCGTGAGTGCTCCGCTGCTTCCAGAACTGATTACCGATAGGAGCAGCCATCTACGCAAAATCCATCCATACTACCCCGGCAATTTTTGAGCCCGGGAGGCTCCTCAAGGCCGTACAACGATACGTTTATTCTACCACGCGACGTTAATGGCGCCGTCTTTGGGCCACGGGATCTGAAGCGGCGTGAAGCCCACGCGCTCGCGGATGCCATCGATCTTCTCCAGCGCCAACAGCACAGTTTCCGGGACATGGTCTCCGTTGGAGATAGACTTGCGCAGCGATTCAATGAGAACGCCAAAGCACTGAGTGCCGGTTTCGAGCGCAGCAAGCTTTGCCTGAGTGAGAGGCGCCATCGAGTCTTCGTGGGGATCAAAGCTCATGAATTCAGCCATATGGAGTCCCTTTCAGTTGCTCAGTATCCGAATGTTCACCGACTGCTGGAACGTCCTGCCGCCGGCGGTGCCGATCGTGTTGGTCACGGTGTAGGTCTGATTGAGGCCGCCATCCTCGAGCCAGATCACAGTCGCTGACGAGGATTTCGTTGCGTGGTTCTCGACAAGGCCGCCATCGCCACTGATTGCCCAGTCGGAGGTGGATATCGTGTCGCCAGCGAGGGCCTGGGACCAGTTGAGGCTGTAGTCCAGCAGCTCATCGGGGTCTTTGCTTGACCACGTCAGGGGCATGTCGATCCTCGGATAGCGTGGCACGATGACGAGGCGCGAGACCGGGAGGACGGTTGCGCTTCTGTCTCGTGTCGGTACTGTTTGTTCCCGGCTTTCGCGCTTGAGAAGCAGCGAGCGGGAGATGAATGGGACAGTCGCCGTGCGTTGCGGCGGCGTCTGGTAGATCGGTTCCCCGACGAACGCGAGACCGCCCGCGCCAGCTGCGACGAGGGCAACGAACGAAATGCCTGTCCCGCGCCATGCGGCGGCGCCGATGCCTGAGGCGCTCATTGCACCACGAGCCAGTGCTATGCCTTGAGCCGCCACAGCTCCCACGCCAGACGCGGCCAATGCACTGCGGGCGGTCGATGCGCTTACTGCGCTTACAGAGCCCGCGCCCGCGGCGTTCCAGTTGGCCAGAGCCACGCTGGGGCCGAAGGCGAGGGTTAACGTATCCCATACGGCCGAACCCGACAGTGCAAATGTGCCGGGGTCTTCCGAAGAGGCGTTTAGTTGGCGGTACCCGATGCCCCCCGCGCTGTTCGGGAGCGTGACAGCGCCAGTGGTGTAGTTCGTCGGGAACGTGTTGACTGCCGCCCCCGAGGCATCAGCGGCGAACCAAAGGTAATCCGCTGCGGCCCCGATCGTCAGATTCGGAGGATCAGGAGCCGCGCTCGATCCCGATGCCACACTCGATATGTACAGCGTGCCGGCAGACGCAACCCGGAAGGCTGCCCAGCGAGTAGCAGCCGCCGTGCCCGTCTTGGTGAAGGTGACAGTCGCGCCTTCAGCCCCGGTGGCGACCCGGGTAAAAAAATACTCCGTGCGATTGACGCCAAACGGGCCGTTGCCCACCCACCCCGCTGGGGTAGCAATGGTGTCCCCACCAGGTGCGGCGGTTAGAGCGCAGTAGATGAACAGCGTTTCGCCGGCAGCGATGCTGGACGGCAGGCTGACACCGATACTGGTGGTGATAGTGCCGGCAGCTGTTGTTACCGGCGTGCCCTGTACGGAGGGGAATGTCACCGGGCGGCCAGAACTGCGTCCCGCGCCTCGAGCTGAGCATGCCGCAAGGCTTCGGGATCGTTGAGTCCGGCCGCCTGCGCTTTCTTCACCGCCTCAACCATGGCGCCGACAATGCGGGCGTTGAGATCGCCGTCTGCCCCGATGATGCCATGCGAGGTCATGGAGGCGACAGCCGAAACCGTTGTCTTCTTGCCCATGGATTTATGACTCGGTGATTACGGAGGCGGTTGTGATCTGGGGCGTGATACCGTTGCCGAGCACGATGCTTGGCGTGATAGGGCCGCTGTAGAGGATGATGCCTGCACCGGAGGACAGCATGCCGACCGAGGCGTAGGTTGCCGTGCCTGAGCCGCCTGTGCCGGCAGGGAAGGTGATTGCCGCGACGGGCGACGTAGATGCCAGCGTCGAGGCCGACCAGCCGCCCGTGGTTCGCGCCACCGCAACGCGAGCATACGAGGTGTAGGTCACTTCGCTGGTGGACTGCGTGCCGGTAACGCCCGGGTCGGCAGTATGCAGGGCGACATAGAGGTTGGTCGCGGGCGATGACGCCGCATTGTCCGCGATGTTGGCCCACGCCGTTGCGTTAAAGATGAGATTCAGGGAAGAATTGCTGGTTGACCGGCTCTTGCCCATCATCTCACCTCAAATAAAAAAGCCACCCTGAGGTGGCTCGCAAACGGCGCGGGCGGTTAGTGTGAAGTCAGTAGACCTGCGCGATCGGCCCGAGATTGGCCGTGTAGGTCGTCGGCGGCGTGATCGATGCCGGGGTGCCCAGCGTGCCGGTGGCGGAGCCAGTTACGAGCGGCAGGCCGGCCGATGCATAGGTGCCAAGCTTTGCCGTGGTGCCGTTGGACTGGACGGCGATGTAGTAGGTGCCAGCCGCAGCCTGATACGTGGAGGTGAAGGCCAGGCGCTGGAAGGTGTTCGCAGTGCCCGCAGTGGTGCCGGTGAGAAGCGACGTGGCCACCGTGGCGCCGGTCGAGTCGTGCAGCTCGAAGTTCCACAGGTCGGTGCCGCCGGTCGAGCCCACGAGCGCTTCGATGCCGGTCAGCAGCGCTGCGGTGCCGAGCGTGATGCCGACATAGTAGCGAGTACCGGCGACCATCGTCTTGTCGAGAGAGTGGTTGAGGTACTTGATGGCGGTCGCGAGCTGGACGAGGCTGGACATCGAACTCTGCGGCGGCTGACCGGCGGTGAGTTGCGTGTCGAGGTTGAGAATTTCAGAACCGGTGAACACCGAGTTCTGCGGAAGGCCGTTGTTGTACAAACCGGACATTGTCAGGTTCCTTTCGAAATTCAGGGATTGATGGGAGGGATCAGGTGCTGGTCGCGCCAAGCTTGGCGGACTTCCACTTGAGCGTGGTCGTCAGGTAGAACTCACAGCGAAGCGCGTTGGTCAGAGTGACGCCGGTAGCACCCGCCGTCCCATCGATTGTTTCAGAGCCGGTCGCATAGACCTTCACGGGACTCGCGCCATCGTTGAACACGATGACCGATCCGCCAGCCCCGACCGCGGTAGCCGCGGGCAAGACGACGCCCGTGCTGGCTGCTGCAGTTGAGAGGATGTTCATCTGCGCCGCAAGCTGCAGCGCGTCCGCTCGGGTCGTGCCCGCGGCAGTCAGCCCGTCGGCCACGCTCTCTCGAGCGTAGGTGAAGTTGGCTGCAGCCGGGGTGGTCCCGCCAATGACGCCGTTGAACGTGCCGGTGTAAGTGCCGGTCGTCGTGCCATTGAAGGCGGCGTTGATCTGGGCGAATGCCCTGTTGAGTGCTGAGCCGTCGATCTGCCGGAAGCCGGCAGTGAACAGCTGGGTTACTACGTTAGCCACACTGGGCCTCCTTGTTCTGGCCTGTCATGAGCGCATAGGTTCCGGCGGCGGTAGGCCAGCCCCGCCGGGCGCTTAGGGTTGGGCTCAGATCGGGGCATCCGGGGCGAAGATGGTTTCGCTCTCAAGCATGCACCACGGCAGCGTAATCAACATCGCTACTGCATCAGCAGCGTAGAGAATGTACTCGGGGTCATCGACGCAGCGCTTCGGCGTCACATAATTGCCGACGAGGGTCACGACATCCCCCGGCTCGAAATCCTCTGCATCGGGGTTGATGTTAAGGCCGATCCCTGGCGTGGTGTTGTCCACAACGCGGCCACCAACCAGCACCTGCCCGCTACCCCAGCCAGAAGTTCCGGCATTGAGGGTAACCCGCTGAGCGGGCGTCATAATAACCCAGTTCTGAGTAGACATTTATGCAGCTCCTACAGCCTGAAGGTAAGCAAGATCAGCGTTATATTTGGAGAGTATTTCCGCGTCAGACAGTGACGCGCCAATATGAGCAATGGCGTATTGTCTAGTGGTGAATGCTGACACAGCGCCGCCCGTGTTAAGAGCGCATACCACGATCTCTGCCGACGACAATGCACCAGATGCGATGGCCGGGTCTGATCCGATCACGCTACCATTGCGGAATATTGCTGCGGTCGCTGCATCACTTCTACGGGCGACGAACGCCCCAGAACTGTCCGCATTCGCGACTGACGTACCATTCGCTGTCTGGTTAACGCGATAAACCGACTGGTTGGTAGCAAGCCTGGCCTGAATGAAAGTCTGCGCCACCGTAGACGTAATTCGGCTGCCGATATCGACTACGGCGCCTGAATTGTTGGTGCGCGAGTAAAACCCCATCGAGGCGCTATTGAGAGAGAACTGTGCAGCAGGTGCGGTGAGCGGGACGAACCCGCTTGATAGGTAAGAGCTGATCCCATCACTCGTATATCCTCGGTCAGCACCGAAAGCCGGAGATGACACTGGCGTCAGATCATACTGGCTCTGCTTCCAGTTTAGTCGAGCGGATTGGGCATCCGCAGCCGCCATCACCCAGTCACAATCCAGTTTCGACCATACGCCAGAACTTATCAGGGCGCTGATGCGGTTGTTAATTAGAACTTTCCGCGCCTGAGACGGAGGCGTTGTGAAGCGGGCAAACAGAGCCAGCGACTCTGGCAAAAATGAAGGGGACGCAAATACAACCGGGAACGGCGGGATCATCAGTAGCCCAGCCCAACTGCGTGCAGCGTCGGCACATAGACTTCCGAGTTCGCTGCTGGCGTGTAGCCACCTGCCGTCACGAGGTAGCCGAACAGCGACGTGCCCGCGAGCTTGATCTGCTTGTTGATGATGTTCTGCTCGATGTAGAGCGTCGAGCCCAGATCGACCGGCGATCCGAGCTGCACGATGCCGAGGAACGATGCCCGATCGCCGCTCGGCAAGTCCCACGGTGCGTTGTCGGCCAGCGCCGATGGCGGCGTGACGTTGTAAAGCGCGAGGAAGAAGCTCGTCATGCCTGTCGGGATGGCAGCGATATCGAGTTCGAGCTGCGACGAGGTCAGCATGATGCGGCCGGCGCTCGGGCCCATGCTGGGGAATGTGATGGCTCCGCCGACCACGTCATTGGCGGTGTATGGCGTCTGGTTGGCGGGGCGCGTGACGGTCACTGGGGCGGAATAGGCAAAGCCCATGACGCCAGTGTCGGTCGCCAGCACGACGGGAAGGGAGTTAGCCGCGGTCTTGGCGCCCAGAGTGATATTGGAGCCGCCGACTTTCGTCAGGTTCACATCCTGAGCGGTGCCGCCAGAAAAGGGGGTAACGACGAGCGCCCTATCGGAGGTTACCTGCGCACGGTAGTTCCCGGTTTCATCGGAAATGGTGAAGCAGCCGCTGAGGGCCTTGAATAGCGCAGCTACCATGTTGGCGACCTTTCCGGGGAGAAAACGCGAAAAAGCCCGCGCTTCTGGCGGGCTGGAACTGCTTAGGTCTGATCGGGAAACGCAAAGCCCGCCACGATTCCTCGGGCGGGCTATCAGTCGCGTGTGGCGACCATGAGCAAAGTGACTATGCTGGTTCGCGATGTACGTCAAGCGAGGTTGAGGTTCGTTCCGCAGATATCCTGTAGCGCCGGATGAGCGCGTTGAGTGCCGTCCGCAAATCTCCGAGCAGATGGTCTAACTGCACGTCCATGATGAGCACTGCATGGAGGGCGCCGAACAGGTTGCCGGTGTTGCCGACTTCGATCTGCTTTGCCATGATGGCGGCCTCGGTTGCCCGCATCGAGGAGCGTAGCTGTTGAGTGCGCGAGACGTTCTCGCTGGCGACGGATTGACCTCGGGTGGCGTTTAGGTCCACAGCGCCGGGCTGGCGAGGCGCCTGGATGCATTGCAGATATCGCTCGCGTTCCTCGAGATACGTCATCGCCGCATCGTACTGGGCTTCTGTGACAAGGCCCTGCAGGCAATAGCGGCCGATCGCGGTTCCGGCCTTCTGGTCCTTGAGGTTCATCGGATCTACCTTATGCACTCGGTGGCGGGCTAGGAGGGCCGTGCCCATGGTGTCCCAGTCAGCGGCCTTGACCTCAGCCTTGTCGCGGACCTTACGATCTTCCGGCTTGCGGGAGAGCCGGCCGTTAGGCTCACGCGTGCCCGTCTTGCGCTTTCTAGCCATGTCTTGCCCCTTGGTGGAGTTAGGTGGATTTAGCGGATGCGGCGTTTCGGCCAAGTGATGTACCCGTTGAAGTCGCCCGCGGCATTGCGGTAGTCTTCCGCTGACCGCGTCTCATCGTCACGAAACACGCACATCATCTTATCTTCTTTGGGGGCATCGTTTAGCGTCAGCATGTTATCGAGGCGGGACAAGTCGTTCCATTCCTCCCCGGTCGTTGAGACGACGCGCCCCTGCATTTTCAGCAGCGACAGGAACATGTATCCGCCCACCATGGTATGCCAGATGATCTCCCCGCCTGGCCGGCGATAGATCACGTAGCAGTCGTCTTCATCCTCCCCGTAGCCAATGCAGCGAACGACATCGAAGCCGGCAAGCATGGGTTCGTTGAAGTGCTCGGCTACCTCGGAGAACATCTCTACGCTCATGTCTGCTCCTTGCGATTGACGGGTGGGGATGGGAGGGGAGACCAGTGCGTGGGCTCATCTGTTTCCCAACACGCCCCCTCTCCGTCACGACCTAGCCAAATGTCGCCCGCGTCAAGCTGACCCACCCAGCTCTCAAAACCCCAGTCTCTCCACTTACCAAACAGCATGGGGCCGATCCATTTTTTGCCGGCGCCATCTAAGGTAAATGGCGCAGTCTCGATATCCTGCCACTCGCTCATTCCGCCTCCCTGCGATTGACGACGCAGCCGCAACGAATGCAGACATCGCCTTCGTAGGTTCGCTTTTGCGTAGCGAGAATCGCAGCTCTCCGTTGCTCGTATGGCGTCCAAAACAATTCGTTTGCGGACAGGCTACGTCCAGGTTCATAGGAATACCGAGCCTCGAACTTGTGGCCCCACCAGCTCGTGCACCACTTGGGCGTGCTCATTTTGACATATCCATCAGCCAAACCATCTCCGCCGTTTTCCACGCGGTTACAGCGGCTACGTACCGGTCACGGTTCAGATCGTCGGTGCGCTTCGAGTAGGCGGCGTAAGCGGCTTCCGCGATTGCCTTCATCCGCTCCACAATAATTCGATGCTCAGTTACACTGCTCATTCCCCTTCTCCCTCTTGATTGAGGGAGGCGCGGAGGCGGAGTGCAAAGGCGTGAGCAGCAGCCAAAGAGCGCGCCTCCATCGCACGATTCGTGGCATATACGGCCAACCCCAACATGAACACGCCCAAGGCACCGAAGGCAGCAACCCACAAGCCGCCAAAAAACACACCCATCGCGAAGGACAAGCACGCGCTGGGAAGCAACACCCCCGCGACGTACGGCCAAGTTTGAAGCTCGCTCATCAGTGAGCCACCCGCGACGTAGTAAGGCACCATCTCCGGCACTGCCGTATCCTCAATCTTGGTCATCAGCACCCTCTTCGACTTCAATAACGTGACGCCATCCAGATGCCAGTACGCCGGGGCTATGAGGATAGGCGCGTACCTCAGTCATCGTGTCGTCGCGAAGGAGGACCAGCATCCCGTCTTCGTCAGTTCGCCTATAGTGGCCGCATGTAGTGTCGAAATCCCCGAAGTCATTGCCGAGCAGGCGATACCAACTGCGGCCATCGGATGGGTTGAAGATGACGCCTATCTCGGCTTCCACTTCAGCGATGGTCTTGGTCATGGGGATTCTCCGGAACGGATGGAGTAGCCAATCGACTTCGCCGTCAGTGTGGCCGCGCCGGGTCCCGAAAGCGTTGTCTTCGCTCGTTGATGCGCCGCCGCGATCTTGGCGCACCGCTCACGCTCGGCAAGGATGGCCTTGGCCAGAAGTGTTTCGGGCGGAACCGCAACCTTGACCTCGTGGTACTCATCGATCACCGCGTCGCGGATAGCTTCGATGTGCTCGCGGGCCGCCTTCATCACGTCTTCCGCTATCTCGCTCATTCTCATTCCTCAGTGAGGGGGTTAGGCTGCTCGGGCTAGTGAAGTTCGTCTGAAGCTGGCTGGCTTGCTATGGACGCTTGCGCCTTTGTCACGAGGCTGAGCGGGAACAGCTTGTGATCCAGGAACTTCGGGACCTTCTCTGCCGACAATGCAACGCAGGCGGCGTAGAGTTGCGTATCGACATATTTGTTCACGTTCACCAGCGGTTCGGATGCCCCCCCTTCCAGATCCAAATCATCCTTCTTTAAGAATGAATCTTGATATTGATTTAGAGACGCGCGCGCATGCTTGAGCGGGGCTTGACCTAAGTC